GTTAATTTCGTGCGCTTTTGACATATTTTTGTCAATAGCGCGAGCATCTGGCAATTACAGTGAGCGTGATTTGTATATAATGCGTGGTATAGCATCAGACGTAGCGATGCCTACAGTATCGTATAATGGCACGTTAGTACAATTGCATGGCTCAAATCCATCAGGACAAAATTTGACGGCATACATAAATAGTATATGTAATAGTTTGTTAGTAAGAGTCGGTTTTTTCCATTGTTGTGGTGTGCAAGATTTTCGAAAGTCTTGCAAAATTATGACTTATGGGGACGATTTGATTGGTTGTGTTGATAGAAAGATTTCAACGTTTGACCATGTTGTTTATGCAAACTATTTACGAGAATTTTGTGATATGGGATTCACTATGCCCGATAAAGTCAGTGAGCCCACTGCATTTTTGCACATCAAAGATGTTGATTTTTTGAAACGTAAGAGTGTATTTTCTGAGGATTTAGGAGTACATGTGGGTGCCCTAGCACTGTCATCGATTTATAAATCTTTGTATTGTGTTAAGGGTAAGAAATATTTGGAAGCAGATATTTTGTCCGGAGTTATAACCGGAGCTTTACATGAATTATTTTTTCATGGTGAAGACATTTATAATAAGCATTTAGACATTTTTATTACTGTGTGCAAGAAACATCGCTTGCGTGTTCTGGCTCTCGGAATGACTTACACACACAGAGTGTCTATTTGGCTACACCAGTATCGCGGTGTAGAAATGCCATCAGCATTGGTTTACCAGCCTACCGAGGCTTGGCTTGATGATGGTTTGATAGAACAAATGGGATGTACGGTACATCCTATTCAAGTTTCTCCTTATGCTGTCACACGGGGAGAATTATTACATAAACGGCAGAACAAATTTACAGAAAATAATATAATAGAGAAAGCCCAACTCTTAAACATGGGAATTGTCAACGATTTAAACGTTGGATTATACACTTTGCATTCGGGAGTGTATACTGAGGAAGCGAGTGCTGCTAGTGCTGCAGTGTTGAACTTTGCCTTAATGGACGATGGTTTTTCTACTGGTGTTGCTAGTTACCAAGATGACACATTTGATATGATAAAAGGGTCAGGAGATGAATTGAATGATTTTTTGAAACGACCGGTACGTGTTTCATCGGAATCTTGGCCACCAGGGTCACCTTTGAGTTATAGTTTTGATCCATTACGGAATTTTTTATTTAATGACGCTGTTGCAGCGCGTATAAGTAATTACAAATGGATATCAGGGACTATGTGCATAAAAGTCGTAGTGAATGGTACTAATTTTCATTACGGTAAAGTTTTAGTTAGTGTTGATCACTGGCCAGAATTTAGTGTTCAAGGTACAGGACAATCTTTGACTATTGTTCAACATTCACAATTGCCTCATATTTGTGTGGATCCTACTACTGCAACAGCAGGTTGCTTGGAAGTACCATTGTTTCATCCGAATAGTGCTATTGAGTTGTCAAATGTAGGAGTTGCTAACATTGTTAACATTCATGTTAATTCAATGAATGATTTGAAAACTGTAGGTACTACAACTGATGATCTTAATATTGTGATTTATGCATGGATGAAAGACTATAAGTTGATGATCCCTACTGCGCTGCCCAATGATATTCAATCAGGTTCAGAATTTTCTCAACCAATTGTTAGTGGTACTGCAACAACTATAGCCAATATGATGGCACCATTGAAGTCAATTCCTATAGTTGGTAGGTATGCTCGTGCATCGGAAATGATATGCAACGTGACGGCAAGTGTTGCTACACTTTTCGGTTATTCGAGGCCTTCAGTTGTTAAAGAAGAA